ATGGCTAAAGACCTTAAGTTTTCTGAAGATGCAAGACAAGCTATGTTACGTGGTGTCGATAAATTAGCTAACGCCGTTAAAGTTACAATCGGACCTAAAGGACGTAACGTTGTATTAGATAAAGAATATGTAGCACCATTAATTACAAATGATGGTGTCACAATTGCTAAAGAGATTGAATTAGAAGATCCCTATGAAAATATGGGAGCTAAATTAGTTCAAGAAGTTGCTAATAAAACAAACGAAATTGCTGGTGATGGTACAACAACTGCAACTGTATTAGCACAAGCAATGATTCAAGAAGGATTGAAGAACGTAACAAGTGGTGCTAACCCAGTAGGATTACGTGAGGGTATTGATAAAGCAGTAAGAGTAGCTGTACAAGCTCTACACGATATTTCTCAAAAAGTTGAAAATAAAAATGAAATCGCACAAGTAGGTGCAATTTCTGCAGCAGATGAAGAAATTGGTAAATACATTTCTGAAGCAATGGATAAAGTTGGTAATGATGGTGTTATTACCATTGAAGAATCAAATGGACTAGATACAGAATTAGAAGTTGTTGAAGGTATGCAATTTGATAGAGGGTATCAATCACCATACATGGTTACAGATTCAGATAAAATGATTGCTGAGTTAGAAAGACCATATATTTTAGTAACAGATAAAAAAATCTCTTCATTCCAAGATATCTTACCTTTATTAGAACAAGTTGTTCAATCTAGTCGTCCAATCTTAATTGTAGCAGACGAAGTTGAAGGAGACGCTTTAACAAATATCGTATTAAACCGTATGCGTGGAACATTTACTGCAGTTGCAGTAAAAGCACCTGGATTCGGTGATAGACGTAAAGCAATGTTAGAAGACTTAGCTATTTTAACTGGAGCTACAGTTATTACAGATGATTTAGGTTTAGAATTAAAAGATGCTTCAATTGATATGTTAGGTAGTGCTAATAAAGTTGAAGTAACAAAAGATAATACTACAGTTGTCGATGGTGATGGAGATGACAATAGTATTGATGCACGTGTGAGTCAAATTAAAGCTCAAATTGAAGAAACTGATTCTGATTTTGACAGAGAGAAATTACAAGAACGTTTAGCTAAATTAGCTGGTGGCGTTGCAGTCATTAAAGTAGGTGCTGCATCTGAAACTGAATTGAAAGAACGTAAATTACGTATTGAAGATGCCTTAAACTCTACACGTGCTGCAGTTGAAGAAGGTATAGTTGCTGGCGGTGGTACTGCATTAGTAAATATTTATAATAAAGTAGATGAAATCGAAGCTGAAGGTGACGTTGCAACAGGTGTTAACATCGTACTAAAAGCTTTATCTGCTCCTGTACGTCAAATCGCTGAAAATGCTGGGCTAGAAGGTTCAGTTATTGTTGAAAGATTAAAACATGCAGATGCAGGTGTTGGATTTAACGCTGCGACAAATGAATGGGTAAACATGCTTGAAGAAGGTATTGTAGACCCAACTAAAGTTACACGTTCAGCTTTACAACATGCGGCAAGTGTTGCTGCGATGTTCTTAACTACAGAAGCAGTAGTTGCAACTATCCCTGAACCAGATAATAATGATAATCCAGGTATGGGTGGCATGCCAGGCATGATGTAAAACGACCAATAAACGTTGATTTAAAGTTATTTGGTCATTTCATATGACATAATAATGACATAAAAATCCAGAAAATAAAAAATGCCGTTTGATTCAGCTGAACTAAACGGACATTTAAAATAATTCTTTTGAGACGTTTTCCATGAGTTGACTAAACTTGTGGGAAGCGTCTTTTTTGTATGAGTTGGTAATTTTTGCGTAGATGTTCATTGTGGTATTTATATCTTTGTGGCGTAATCGTTCTTGTATTTCTTTGATATGTACACCTGCCTCAATAAGTAGGGCGCAATGTGTGTATCTGAACGAGTGCGTGCTTATTTGCTTGTTCGTTATATCAGTCTTTTTAAGTATAGCTTTTATCCATAATTGCAACTTTTTAATCACAAGTGGATAACCATTTACATCAGTAAATACGAAATTATTATCTACATAAAGTTCATTTTTCCATGTATCCTGGACGTTTACCTTATAATCTTTGAGTAATTGAATCACATGGGGATCGACTGAGATTTTACCGATAGAGCTTTCAGTTTTCGGTGTAAGTATCTGATAATGCTTTTTATTGTTATTCGGATTGTAATAAGTCTTGGTAATACTAATTGTGTTATTCTCAAAATCTATATCAGACCACTTTAACGCTAACAATTCGCCTGCTCTCATGCCTGTATATGCCAATGTGGTAAATACTTCAAAGCTATTTTGTGGTGAATGGTGATACTTAGCAACCTCCAGGAATTGAAATAACTCATCTTTTTCAAGAAACTTTTTGTGTATCTCAATATCTTCTAATTCTTCCACGCTTACTTTCTTTTTAGGTCGTTTAATACCCGCACTAGGCAATACTTTTATTAATCGCATTTCATACGCATATTTAAAAATCATATTAGTAGAAGCCACAATACTATCAACATAATTCTTGCTATACTGTGCGCTCATATCGTCGACAAAGCGTTGATAATCATGTTTCTTGATGCTTTGTATTGGTTTAGTATTAAAACGCTCTATGGCGTGTTGTATGGCTTTCTTACGTGCTCTCACACTACTTACTTTTACATCATTAGCATACTGTTTAAGCCAATCATCAGCTACTTGTTTGAAGGTGCTAGAAGAAGGGGCAATATAATCACCATTTCTTAATTGACGTTCAATCATTTCAGCTTGATGTTTAGCGTCTGATTTACGTTTAAAGCCAGTCTTAGAGATATATTCATATTTGCCAGTTTCTGTATTTTTACCTAGTGAAATACGATAACGCCAGTTATTTTTAGCGATTTGGTCATAGCTTGCCATAAGTGTCACCTTTTCTTATATTAGATCATCTTCTTTTACCATTTTACTCATAAGTTTTTCCATAGAATCATTAAAATTCATATATTTAATGTGTTCAAATAGTTCATCGCGTTTCTGTTGCTCTTTTTTTGAATAATCATTTAAAACACTAGAATCTTCTATACTTTTTAAAATGTAAGGGTGTTCTTTGATATGTTCAATAATAGTCAAATTTATCTTTTTATAAATCTCGTCCAACATGCTAGGAGGTATCTCAATCGTAGCTATATTTTCGCCTAATATTGAAGTTTTTAAGTCATAAAATACTCTATAATCATTTTCAAATAAGAAATTTAATTTATAGTAAGGTTTATCTACTAATAATGGTTTGCTTTTATCATAATTATATTGTGGCATCTCTAATCTTCCGCTTGCTTTCAACTCTTTATATACTTCACTATTTTTATCTATATCTTTAAACTTACCAGTTAGTATTTTGAATTCATTTAATAAGTCTGCACTATTAAAAGGATCTAAAGCGCCAGCAATTTTTTTTAATAATTCGTCACTAGGGTTTGCTTTATTATTTTCAACCCTTGATAAAAAAGCATGTGTAACTCCGATTTTTTTCCCTAATTCTTCCAATGTATAAGGATATTTTTTTCTAGCTTTCTTAATAGAATAACCTATTGTTCCATCGTTTTGCATATTAACCACCTCGCAAGAATTTTATCATAAATGTAACAAAAAAAGATAACATTTTTAAATTTGTACTTGAAATGTTACTGAAATAAGTATATATTTAAAGTGTAATTAATAATTGTTACTAATTTCAGTAACAAAAAATTGAGGTGATTAACATGACAAAAATTAAAGTACTTGAATTACGTGGATTAATTGCTAAAAATGGTCACACTTTGCGTAGCTTTTCGAAAAGTAGTGGTATTTCGTTATCATATTTAAGTTTAATAGTTAATAACAAAGCAACTCCTAGTCCTAAAATGGCCAAAAGAATTGCGGACAACTTAAATGTGGATATTGAAGATATTTTTGAATTTGATTTAAAGGAGGCTTAACCAATGTTCAACATCAATATTGATGAAGAAGAAGCACGTGCTTTATTAGAGCAAGCTATTAATCAACGTGTAGATGAATTGGCAAGAGAAAAATTCTTCATGACCTACAAAGAATTATCTGAATACCTAAATTTAAGTAAACCAACAATTGAGGAGTTACTTATTAATAACGGGCTTAAGTACTATATGGTAGGCAGCACATACCGATTTAAGAAATCTGATGTAGATGAATTTATGGAGAAAATCACATCACATATGGACATACACAACAATGATTTAAAACAGATTAATGTTAAGAAGTTACTTAGCACAATTTAGGAGGATAAAGATATGAAACAACAAGTAGTGATAACAAAAAGCGTCGTCGGTTGGTTTTGTGTGAAAGATGTTGAAGGGAATTTAATTTTAAATATAGCGCCTGATGTATTTAAGAAACATTTTCCTGAAGTTAGTCCTAACATAGCTATTGCATGTATGGAGTTAGATATTAATAGAATTGTCGAACTTAAAGATAAGAAAGTGAGTGTATAGGAAATGGAAATTAAACAAAAATATCAATTATCAAAAGTGGTTCAAGTATTAGAAAAAGTATTATATGAAAAAGATAAGGACATATTCTTATCAGCGAAAGATAGATTTCATTCCATAACGGATTACCGCAATGATGATACAGCATTTTATGAACACATTTTAAAACTAGTTCATAAAGAGTTATTTAACATTCTTGCTGAATTAGATTTTGAAGATGAGGCATTTTCTATTCTTGATGAAGTAACAATGACATTAAGTGATGTTATGAATGAAGATAAAGAAATTTACTACTATTCCGTTATAGATAACACGGGTGAACATGAACATACAACAGATAGAGAAGGACATGTGATCGGCATTTTAGAATGGGCGTTGGATTATATTGTTGGAAATATTGAAGTGGAGTGAAACAATGGCTGCTAAATTAGATGTGAATAAACAAAATATCATGCGTGCTATCAACTGGATTATTAAAAATGAAGAAGAAATTATATTTGAAAGTCAAAGTCAGTTAAGTTTCTTCAGTCGTGAAGATTTGGAGAAAATAGACTACTGTAAGCGTACTTTAGAAAGTTTAATTGAAGCTAAAGAAATTTATAATAAAAAAATTAGTTAAGGAGTTAAGCAATAATGGAGTGGGAATTAAGAAATTTATTTGATGATTTAGAAGTAGTACAAGAGAAAATTAATGATGTCGTAACATCTTTTGTTTGGTTTGATGATGAGTATTTCACACATGAACCTAATCATATGTTAACTAAAAAAGAAATATATACGCATGGCTGGAAATATCATGAGCATCGTATCAAAAACACACAGGTTATTGATTTAATGCTTATGTATATGAAAGATTTTGATGACATTATGAAGAAAATCCGTGAAATAGAAAAAGCGTCATCTGATATGAATAGTTTGGCGACTATATCAGATAACGCATAGAACTTTAATAATCTAACAACAGAGTAATTAAGGAATTACACATTTTTATTATAACATCTTTGCTCTGTTGTTTCATTAGAGGTGAAGAAATTGAACAAAATCATATTAGAACACGATACACAAGTTTCTGTAATTTGGTATGAAAGTTTGGACTCGAGATCGTTTAAAAAGTTTTCACAGCCTAAGTGGAGTGAGTTAGTTAATAGGTTATCAATTCCACAAAATAATACAAATAAATATGCTCGTGGTGTTGCTGTATATGGTGATATAAAAGATGGCACGGATGAATATGGAAACGAATATAAGAAATACCGTAACAATGACAACGTGATTTATCGTGATGTCCTAGTGTTGGACTACGATGATATACACAAGTTGAAACCACTGCACGATGCAATTACAGACACTTTAAAAGGCGTTGCGTGGTTTTGGCATACTACGTTTAATCATCAAACAGAAAGCCCTAGAATACGCTTGTATGTGCCATTAAATGAGCGTGTCAATGCAGATGATTACCGTAAGTACACAAAAGTGTTAGTAAGCAAGATAGGTCATCCAGTAGATGAGGGGAGCTTTCAACCTAGCAGAGCTATGGCGTTACCTGTATATCAGCAAGATAAATATCCATTCTTACACCAATATAATGACGCCCCACTTTTGAGGACTGAAAAATTAAAAGAATGGTCGAATGAAGTAAAAGTTCATGAAGATAAACCAATAACCGTTACTTATAACAAACGTGACAGTGCGTATTGGCGTGAAATTGCATTCGGTGTAGGTGAAGGTGAACGCAATAAAACATTAGCATCTTTAACAGGGTACTTATTACGTCGGTATGTGGACGCTAACCTAGTTTATGGATTGGTAAGTGCATGGGCGATGACCTGCACTCCACCTATTGATCAAAAAGAAGTTAATAGAACATTCAAAAGTATTTTGAAAAAAGATAGTAAAAACAAATAAGGAGGTCATTATTTGGAAGATGTAAGCAACGAAGATGTGTTTGAACTTATTGAGGAAACTAGTGCGAATAAACCATTTAGACAAGAAGTTATCCCTAAAGGTTATGAAATTGAACAACATCAAAATGGTGTGGCGCTTTATCAAATTATTCCTAGTAAAAAAGATGGCGAACTAGATAAGAAAATATTTATCACTAATACAATTCCCCAAATTACTGAACGATTCGAAGATATTGAAAGCAATGAAGTGAGTTTTAATATGCTTTTTTATGATAATCATTTACCAGTGAATTTAGGTGTTAGTGCTGAAGAAATATCTGATAGTCGTCAATTACTGAAATTAGTTAATCGAAAATTAGATGTAACTTCAACCACTTCAACTAGGTTGATTGACTATATTAATAAGTCAAAACGATATAATCCACCAGTAAATGTTAATGTGGCCACTCGTTTGGGGCATGTGAAAGGATATTTTATTTATCCCTATCAAGAAGAAATGAAGAATAGCAACATAAAGTTATTTAATAATGATAAGGGATTTCAGAAATTGATAGATTCGTTTCAAAGTAAAGGCACACTTAATAGTTATTCAGAAAATGTATTCAATAAAATTAAAGACTTTCCTATGGTTATGGCCATGTTATATGCGTCACTTGGTTCAGTATTGTTACGTGAATTTGGACTACAGCCTTTCATTGTAGAAATATCGGGCAGTACCTCAACTGGTAAGACATTTACATTGAATTTAGTATCTAGTGTATGGGGGACAAGTGATCTTATTAGTACATGGGGTTCTACGAAGAACAGTATTGAAGCAATGGCATCATTCTTAAATTCATTTCCAATGTTTAAAGATGATACACGTAATACACATCCCAAATTCGTAGCTAATGCAACTTACAATTTCTCCAGTGGTGAAAGTAAATCAAGAAGTAATATCAATTTAACACTTAATGCCAAAAAAGAATGGCGAAATATAATGCTTTCTACAGGCGAGGCATCTATTTCTAATATGGCAGATGAAAAAGCTGGTGTTTCTGCCCGTGTCGTAACGTTACAGGATCAACCATACCCAGATAACTTTGATTTTACCACTTTAGATAAGGCATTTCGAGAAAACTACGGAACATTAGGCGTAGCATTCATCAAGCAATATAAATCAAAAAAAGAGGCATACAAGAGTGCATTTGAAAGTTATCAACGGTACTTTAATCAAAAAGGTAGTAATGAAATCATGCAACGTTTAGGACGTGCATTTGCATTACTACAGGTTACTGGCGAAATACTAAATGATATTGAGGGATTTGAACATGATCATTTTAAAATAATTGAACAAGCCTATGACAGCATGATTAGAAATAATAAAACGATAGATAAACCTAAACAGCTATTAGAGGAATTACTTCAGTATTTAGATGCGAATAGAAATAATATTGCTGGTGATGGTTATAGTTCTGTCAAAAATGGTGATATCAAAGCAATATTTAAACGTGATTATTTATGTATATTGGGTCAAACTGTACACGATAAATTAGGTCATGAAATGCATACTATTACAGGCCAATGGGGCAAAAAGGGATATTTAATTAAAGGTGAAAAAGATCGCTTGCAAAAAAGGGTGAGTCACAAAAACGTTAAGTATAGAGGATTTGCTATAAGACAAGAAGTACTAGAAGAATTAGGATTTGATTTCTCGAATTCTCATAATCCTTATTCAGATTATTAAATAGTTCCCAAAGTTCCCGATAAGTTCCCGTTAAAAATATACAAACGGGAACCCTAAAACTACTTTAACCACAAGCAATTAAGGTTAATAGTTCCCGAAGTTCCCGATAGATAATAATATTATTTATTATTTGAAAATGAACAATGTTATAAGTTTTTAACATATATGAAAGAAAAATTTTAATGGGTACAGCGGGAACTAAGTTTATTCAATGCCTATATATCAATGGTTTGACTAGTTCCCGATAAGTATTTTGGACCGGGAACTCAACGGGGACTAGTTCCCGATTATAAAAACATGGAGGTCAAAAATGACAACAATTACAGAGCAAGGGTATCAACAGTTTAAAATGTTAAGCAATAATATGATGTTTAGAAAACATGTTAAAGATAGTCAAAATGAAATTACTAAAATTTTAATGAGTTTATTAATGTGTGGACCTACAAAAATGCATAAAACCATGTTGAGTAGAGTGCTACTGCTTCGAGATAAATACTATTTATATATTAGTGGTGGATCACTACATTTATTTACTAGAGATTTTAAAGGTGCGATTTCGTTTAATGTTAAACAAACTAATCCAAAACATATTGATTACTTTACTGATGATTGGATCGTTGAAATAGATAATTTAAATTCTCTTAAAAAAGGTTATGGCAATCAGTTAATGAATGAAGTTTTAGAGATAACTTCTGTTATGAAAGTTGATGTTTGTTTATGGACTGAAACGACGTCTAATACGAGATATTTTGAAAAATATGGTTTTGAAAGCATCGGTAAACGTGGAAGAGCGAAAGAAAATTTGATGATTAAGAGAAAAGAGGCATAGCAATATGAACATTGAAATTATACCGAATCAGTTTGAAACAAGAGCAGGTACTTTATTAAGATATTACGCAGGTTTATTAGAAAGTAGTAGAGATAATCATTTTGCTTTCAAAATATATAATGATCCATTCGATATGGTCTATGTGATGACGAAAGAGAAGTTATACGGTCATGTATATATTAAAGATTGCAAAGTGAGACAATCGTTCGAATTAGCGTCTCCTGAGCACACTGAGGGGCTTATAAGAAGCATTGAGGGGCACTATGCAGGTTATGAAATACCAGATGGTACACATGACACTATAAGCGATATGATGGCTAGTTTTATGTTTGATAATGATTATTTTATGTATGAACTTGAGACGTTCGCAGAAAGTAATAATAGTGACATGTTCGACTACATGAGTAGAGATTTCAATATAGATGAACTTGAGGGCGTTCAAACTAGTAATGCAGATGTTATAGGTAATATGGAGGCATTGTATCAGTTAGCTACTGGAATTAATGAACCAGCACCAGAGTTAGTTGAGGGCTTGAAAATCATTACTGAGTTTATCCAGAACGAGAAGGCGAATGAAGATGATAGTAAGGCATTGATTAAGCGACTGAATGAACTGAAACACTCTTATTACAATGGAGTGAGCCAATGACAATAATTGATAAAGATATTAAAGACTTAAATCTAACTGATGATGTGTTGATAGAATTTTTAAAACTAAATGAAGAAGATTATACGCTAAATAGTAATGAATATGTATTGATAGATCATCATGATAATGTAGTAGGTAACTTATTGCCATTGGTCGTTGCATTAGATTTAAATAAATCATATGTAACATGTGAGCGTGTAGAATTTGCTACTATTACTTACTATGATAAAAATATTATTCCTACTATCCCTTACAAGTGGGATAATACCAAAGCTAAGTATATTAATACTTGTTTAGAATTAGAAAAGGTAGAAAAACATTTTGAGTTTGCAGCATGGAAATTATATTGTGTATTGAATGGTATCAACAAGAATAATTATGATAAATACAAGTGGGTGCTGGAAAGAATTAAGAAAACGCCAGATGATATGCCTAATGTAGATATGCCGATATGTCGAGCATATGAGATTGCGCAATTACCTAAAAATCTGATTGAACGTACTTATAATGTAAATGGTAAAACTAAACCGATTTATAAGATGAATATTAAACAAATTAAAAATCTAAAAGAATATGTATAAATTTATAGGTCATGCACTTAGTAGGTGCATGGCTTTTTTATGCTAATTTTTTAGGGGGATAAAATTGATTTTAATACATCTGAAATAATTAGCAGCGTCCAAATTTGGACTTTGCAAAAATACAAAGGTTATACAAAGGCAATAAGAAAAAAATAATAAGGGTAGATCGAAAAAATAAACTAAAAAAAGCTAAGTGTCCAAAATTTCACAAAGGGCAAAAATACGCTCTTTTATAGAACGTTTGTTCTTATTGGGGAGCTTGTGAAAGTGTATGAAAATCTTTATTAATATTTTTATATCAGTGTTTAATCTGGATGATAAGAAATAATTAAAATCAGCAAAAAAGAGAACATAAGTTTGCTTTTTAGGGATAAAATTAGTATAATAAAGGTAGTAAGAATTCTCGTTTCAAAGTAAAAAAAACTACTCCTTTTTACATTTTTATTACGTGGTAACGTCCAGCTAATAAATGGAGGTTATAACCGTGAAAGTAATTGAAAAAGAAATATCAAAGGTACCAAACGAATATTTAAGGATTTATGATACTATTCAAAACTCAAAAGATAAGTATATAACTAAGTCCAAGATACTTAACTTAATGGGGTATGAATCCAACTCAACTAATGAAAGATGGTTAAGAAATGCTATTAGTAAGCTGATTGATGATTATGGTTACCCGATTGGGTGCAGCTATAAAAAGCACGAACGTGGGTACTATATCATCACTACTGATGAAGAAAAGCACCAAGCAATGCAAAGTCTTAAGAAGTTAGCAGACGGTAGTATGAGACGCTATGAGGCTTTAAAACGTATCGAATTATAAAATTAAAACGAAAGAGGTTTATATATGTACAATACAAACGCAACCAAAACAGGAAGTGCCTACGACGTACTTTTTAATGATCGAAAATACAAAGATTTATTGGATAAAGTAGATGAATTTTTAGAAGAAACATTTATTATGTATCAACGTGGTTATAGATTAGATGCGATTGATGAGAAACAAAAACCAAAAGTGACACAGATCGAAAATGAGTTTAAGCAATTTGCTAGTGATAAGATTAAGAATATTGAAAGTAGATTAGAAGAAATCGAAAAGGAATCGACAACCGAAAATATTTCAAACCCACAAGCTGAATTAATTAATAGACAAAATTTAAAAGCTCGACTTTCTTTTTACGATAACTCAGAAATCATTGAGTATGTCAGAAATGCTGACCCTAAAGAGATAGGTGTATATGAATTAAGTTTATTACAAAATATTTATGAGAATCGTTTTTCTGAAAATGAGCAAGGGCAAATTTCAGGTACTTTCACACAATTAAAACGAATGGTTTTACACCCGTATGAAAATAATGAAGAATATAACGATTTAGCATATCAATATAATATTTTAAGACAAATCGGTATGGAGAACAGAGGTTCAGTCATTAACAAAGATAAAGACGGTTACGTTGTTATCAAACCATTGGCAGACAGATATAACGAGCAATTAAAACATGCTAAAGCTAAAAAAGATGGTGCAAGAAAGCAAGCATACGCGTATAGACAATAAAATATTACTCAAATGCCTATCCTTTATTGGGTAGGCTCATTCTATATAATGGGGGTATTATCGTGCAGGAAAGTATTAACAAACCGTATCAACAAACAAAGATATCTGAATATGAGTTGTTGACCAAATACAATCCAAAGTATATCAACTCTAAAATTAAATTAGCCCAGTCACATATAAGTGAAATGTATCACTTAAGCACTTCGATAACGACATGTGACGATATTATGGGAGTGATTTCTGTCTCATATCCAGTTGATAAACTTGTGATATGGATTTGTGAAAAGAAAGCTGATTTGAAACGATTTAAAAATGATTCATCGGTACGTCTATCCTTATTAAAGCAGGTGCTAAATACCTATACAAAAGAAGAACGACAGCAGGTGGTTAGATACATGCAATCACATGGACGTATAAAAGAACACAGGCTCATTGAACGATTACAGGTAGATTTATACAATGTTTATCTTAACAAGTCTATAACAAAGGCTAGCGAGCCACAACAAGCTATGGTGGTGTGATTATGTTTGTTGGTGATAAAGAGACGCTTAAAACATTTATATTAAACTATCATAATTACGTGAATGATGTTGAGGAAGAGGTTTCTGCTGATGATTTCTTTATGTTGAATGATGATGTTGAGTTATATTCATCGGAAATTACACATACTGATAACCATATTTACATGAATGAGCTAGAGACATTAGTAGACCGTATTTGTACACAAAGAGAATTGATTTTGTTTTTACTTTTGCGTAGTGGACGATCCAGCAAAGATATAGCACAAATTTTTGAATTATCTGTGAACAGAATCAATCAACTTACTAATCAATTAATAGATAAAATTATAGAAAATAAGGAGTGGTTAAATGGACAAATTAACGCCCAAACAAGAGCGATTTGCGAATGAGTATATTAAGACACTCAACGTTACGCAAAGCGCTATAAAGGCAGGATATAGCCCTAATAGTGCACATGTAACGGGTAGTAGGTTGCTGCGCAAAGAGAAAGTGGACGAATACATTAAAAGTAAGAAAGATGAGATAATAGACGATACCATTTTGTCTGCAAAAGAAATATTGTATCTATTAACACAATCAGCTATTGGTGATGAGACAGAGACTAAAGAGGTTGTGGTTAAGAAAGGGACATTCGAACGTAATCCAGACACTGGACGCATGAACCTTGTGTATAATGAGCATGTGGAAAAGGTAGACGTACCTATTAAGCCTAGTGATCGTTTAAAAGCTCGTGATTTACTAGGTCGTTACCATAGTATATTTACAGATAAAGTAGAGATGAGCATGGTTGTACCTACGTTTATTGATGATATAGGTAGATTTGAGGAGTAGTATGTAGGCAGAAAATTTTATAATTCTAAAATAATTTCAAAAAGATATTGACACAATATATAGTGTTTCGTTCTATTTTTTATTGCGTTTAACGCTATTTTTTATATTAAAAACACAATATGTTGTGTTGGTTTGTAGTTAGTGTAGAATATGCATTGTTATGTTATTATAGTAGTTGAATGATCTAATGGGCCAATGAGTTAATCTCAAATGGCCCCTTTTTTTATGACGGGGGAAATACTGTGGATGAAAAAGTGTACAAAACTATAAATGAGCGCATAGAAATTTTAAAGAAAAGAAATATGAATATTAGAGGTAATGCAACTAGGGAAATAAAAATATTAAAAGAAAATAACTATTATAATTTGATTAATGGGTATAAACACTTATTTTTAGATTATAATAAAATGAATCAAAGTAACCATAGAGAAGATATATTTAAAAACGGGACAAAACCTAGCGAATTATACAATGTAATGCAATATGATAACAATATGAGAAGCATATTTTTGCAGTATCTTTTATATATTGAAGAAAAAGTTAAGCATGCTATTGTTCAAGCTTTTTACGAAAAAAATAATCATGAAAATCTACATAAAGAATTTGAGTATTTGAAAGCGAAATATTACAATACCTCACTAACTTATTTTATTACAAGAGTAAATAAAAAAATAAACCATCAATATACATATACTAGTCTTACTAATGGTAATCCTGTACGTACTCAATTTATTGATGAATCTGAATATTTGCCCCTAAATCGAGAAGAAAAACACAAAACTTTTGAGTCGAATGCGACAGATGCTATAACTGATCAGCAAAGTAAAAAAGATTCGATAAAATCTTATAAAAGAAAACATGGATATGTTCCTTTATGGATATTAACTAATATTTTAACATTAGGAAATATCAGTCATTTATTTGTGATTTTAAAAGATGATGTCGCTTTTAGAGCAATGGATATACTTGGTATATCACATAATAATAATGAAATAGATATATATAATATGTATAGAGTTCTAGGGATATTAACTCTATATAGAAATATATGTGCACATAATGATAGGTTTATTTGCACTTCTCACGGAATCAATATAGATGATTATTTTATGGATTTTGGAAAATCGTTACCATTTTATAGAGATCCAAATAATAGAAATTCTAAATTGAAAAAATATCAAAGAAAAGGAAGAAAAAAATGTAGATACGGATTGTTTTCATTGGTATTTTGTATTTCAATTTTCTTAAATGATTCTACTCGAAAAGAATTTGTTAATAAAATAGAAAAAGAAAATGGGAAAATAAACAATAGAATAAATACGATTAATATAGATGTTATTAAAAAAGATATAGGATTAAAATTAGAGTTATCAAAACATGTTGATTTAATAAAATACAATAACATTCAATAATAGTTCGTTTATATAATTATTTTTAATATTTAATGTGTTTGAAACAGTAAAATGTTTATAAATCTGTTTTGGTTAAAAAAATAGACGCTGAGAAACGCCCTGTGTTGCAGTGGGGAATGAGTTTTAATAACTATGTATGCAAAATGTATATATTACATTGTTAAATTCGACATCATCAAAGGCTGGTTAATCGATTTTCGAGATTGGTCGAAGATTGAAGCATGTGAAAGAAAATGACCTAGCACATGGAGAATTGGGTAATTGGTTGAAAAATATCAACTTAGATAGAACACAAGCTCATCGTTTCATTAAAGTTTCTGAAGAAATTAAAGATGTTGGTACATACCAACATTTAGGTCTGAGAGCTTTATCGGAAATAGCTAACTTACCTGTACCAGAACGCACCAAAATACACATAACATCAAACAGCAAAACTAAAATTCCATACTAA